CCTTCGATGCGTTCTGCCACTCACGAATCTGACCACGTGAGATGCCGCTTACGAAGCGACCACCACGCATAACTTCGGACTGCGCAATGCGCAGCCGATCCATTGCGGCAACCTGCTTCGTAATAGCCCGATCGATCTCAACACCGTTACGTACGTAGTTGATACGACGTGCATTCGACTCGGCCATCGCCACACGACTGAGAGCAGATTGCTTTTGGAAAGCAAGCTGTGCCTGTCGTGCGGCGATGGCCTGATCGCGGGACATATGGCTGAGTTCACCAGAGACACGACGAAGTGTGCGGGATGCGAAGTCCTGTGCCCGCACTACAACCATCATCTCTCCGACTCGCAGTGGCATTATTCCTCTACCAGAATGTCCCTTACTTCAGTGTGCTTATCACGATTGCGATTACGAGTATCGCGCTTCTTGATCAAATGATCCTCATACCGACTGAATGCATCGAGGATCTTTTCGAGGCAGACGATCTCCTCGTAGTCTTGATCAAGAACTCCCCCGCTTCGCGGTAGAACATGCAGAGCTTTGCAGATTGCGCCGTATCGCAACCATCGATCGGCCTTTGCTACTAACTTGTCACCAAAGGCTCTTCGCGCAATGTCGGTTCGTCCGAGGAGGATTGCGAAAGCGCAGTCGGCAAAGGGCCGATATCATCCTCGTCCATCTGTGTTAGCTCAGCGATATACCTACTGATCTCTTCGCCGATCTTCGGATCGAGCTTCCAATTCTCCATCGGGCGATTGAAGTCGATCTGCTGAGTCTCAGCATCATCGACGAAGAGGTTGTGCTCGATGATGCAATTTCGGAATTCGAATTCCGTAACGGTAACATTCATCGATTCGAAGTATGCACGCATCTTCTCTTCGTCGGTAGTCTTGCCCTTCTTCAGAGCAGCGCGAGACTCCTCCTGATACATACGACCAGCGATGTCCTTGCGCATCTCCATCTCGTGAAATGACAGAGTGCGCAAGGACACGAATCCGCCGGGACACGTCTTCAGTTCATAACGGTGCGCTTTCGGATTAACTGTTGCCTTAGGCATGCTCTCTCCTGTGTGTTGTTGCTACGCGATGTTCGCAGGTGACTTGACCGCAATCTCGTATGCGGAACCACCAGCGATGCCGATCATGCGGCCGGTGAAGCCTGCCATGATCAGATCGCCCATACCCTCAAGGGCAATATCGTACGTGTCATACGCGACACGGTTACCCTGAAGACGGATTGCCGACGTAGCCGCTGCGAATGTAGCACCCCCATTCGTGGACTCCAACTTGATTGCACGCTGCGTGTTGTTCACGAAGTTGTCGTAGTCAGTACGATCGATGAAGTCAAGCTCCGACTCGATCTCTGCCTCGGTGATCCCGAAGCTGACATACGATGCGCTTCTTGCGGCATTGATGCGATTCTGCGCCTCTGCGTTGTAGTTGGCACGGAAGGTGAATCCGTTGAAGCCATCCGCAGGCGTCGTGAACGTAGGCGTAGCTGCCGATGCTGCAAGGTAGATGCGATGGGCATCTGCGCCGAACAGATCCGCAGCGACCCACGTGGGCGACGGTGCAGACTGTACAGCCTCGGCCAGTCCAAGGATGCTCATCGTGCAGCGGAGCACTGCATCCTCGATGGTGTATTCGAACTGCCCCACAGTGCAGCCGGTGTAGCCAAACACGACACCGTTACGCACGATGGTGATCGAGATCGTCTTCGGTGACGTTGCACCAGCCGCAGTCGAAGCTGAACCAGCCGACGACGGAGTGAACGTGTACTCGTACGGGCCTGTGCCGATCTTTGCAATACTATGACGAGAGGCATACAGCCAGTATGGATGGTTGGTCGGATCGACCTCCATCTCGATATCGCCCTCAACATGGTAGTAACCCTGCTTCACGTCGGAGACAATCGTCTGCTGACGAATCTGCTCCGAGTAGTACCGCTCCTCCATATAGTGCAACGACTCACTCAGAATCGGTACAAAGATGGTAGGGGGCACATACGTACCCATCGTAGTCTCGAAAGCGATACCGACCTTACCGCCTCCACCGAGTCCCGCTGGCATTACTCACCCCCATCCTTGTTGTCGAGTGCATCCTCAGGCTGATCGCTGACTTCGGGAGTTGCTTCCTTCTTTTCCTTCGACGAAAGCTCACTCGACCCCGTCACCTTTGCATAGGTGCCGTGACCATAGAAGTGCTTCACGTCATGTCCCCACCGTGAGATGAATGCAAGCTCATCCTCTTTGGTGAGCGTCTTCGAACTCCCGTTCTCGACAAGGATTCCATCGCAATCGAATTCGAATCCCTTCGGGAAATCAGGATGATCCACTTCCAACTTGTATGCCATCAGTCCGCCTTTCTACGAAGCCTCAAACGGAACACGATTCTCGCCAGTCCATGTAAGCCTTGTCGTAACGATTGTGGCGACACTTCCGCCGACCACTCGCGCCGTCACGCCCGGAAACTCACCATTCACATATCCGAAGATGATGTGACCTCCTAGTGTCCTATCACTATGCAGTAGCTTCCGAATGCTCGTCGCAAGTTCGATATCCTTCAGTGAGCGAATCGCTGTGCTCGCACTCAACTGTGCATGGAAAATCCACAAGTCGAGATTGAACTCGACATAGAACTGTCCCGTTGCATGGATCTGGCGGGTGACACTGTCCGTCTGGAGTAGAACTGCTGGATACTGAGGAATGAGTTCCTCGTCGTGACGAGCAATGTACTGCAACCCCAATGACGGCTTATGCTCATCGAGCATTCCGTAGATGTGTTCGAAAGATTGTAGAGCATCGTAGTAATCCTGAGCCATCAGCCAACACTCTTCATTGCACGTCGGCCGAGACTACCGCGTGATGCCGATCCACCGCCCACAGTGCTTGAGCTAGATGGGCCGAGGCCCGCCGATGCGCGAGAGATAAAGCCACCCGGCCCTTGCAGCGCATGCCGACGACCGATCTTCCCTGTGGGGGTTACATAGAGATCGATTGCCCTATCGAACCATTCGGAGAACGCTGCAAAGATGAACGTCTCCGACTGGGCCGACATACCGAGGAACGGACGTGCGGGCAATGCATCCTTACGCCCTGGATCTCCGAACTGATGAGCGAGTCCGTAACTCGGTAGATGGTTCGTGCGATAGAAGACCGTATCCTGTCGGATCACTACAGTCTCACTCGCGGTTGCAACCTCATAGAGTGCGCCACTCTGACGAAGAATCCCCGTATTGGGATAGCTCTCCGCATAGGGACGGTATGCCTCTGACCACTCTTCCCACGGGGTGCCATCAGGCGCAGTTTCAGTTTCAAAACGCTCCCTGATGTCGGCCTGCAACTGCTCCGATGCCGCAACCAGAGGCGCAGTCCTATCCTCCAATGCACCGGCTACAGCATTGATCGATGCTGCATACAGTGACGGATCGGGTTCCCAATAGAAAGAGACAGACACTAGAATCTACCACTCATCAAGAACTTAGGAGGATCAGTAGTATCGTTGGGCCAGAAGTATGTGTTGTCCACTACCGTTGTATCCGGCACACCTTCGACAAGTAGATCGCCTGCGATGATATCGTTCAGCATTGCCATTGCACGATTGTACAAACTCTGTGCGTACGTGGGATCATCGAGCGAGTTCTCTGAGAACCTCACTCGATAGATCTCCGCTGCGGCAAGCATGCCGGTGATGGTGCGAATGATCTGCGGTGTGGCGACTGGAGTAATCCACGTCGCCAGCACCGCAGAATCGATCACCCCTGCAAGGTAGCCCCTGACGATACGCTCCTGATCAAGATAGATCTGATTGCGATCGTCAGGGATTTCCTCGACCTTGAGCTTGTCCTTCGGAAGATGTGACTGTACATCCTCGTCTGTGACAAGCGCCATGTTACGTCCCTTCAGGCAGTGTTGCGCCTTCGTCCGCAGGCGGGTTGATAACGGGAGGATTCTGCAACGAAAGCTCAAGCAGCGTATTCATGTCGATCTCGCCGCCCTTGGTAATGCGAGACACGGCCGCTGATGCAGGCGACACGTAATCATTCGCTTCCTCGGGCACCGGATATGCACGAACCGAACCGCCGTCGAGCAACGCTTCCCATTCCTCGTCACTCACCTTCAGGCCATTCTGAGTCACCTTCTCACCACGAGGGATAATGTTGCGACTCAGCACAACAGTGCGATACTGTCTGTTGGGCATAGCTCGCTCTTCAGTCTCACCACCACTGTAGAGGTCGCTCCATGCGTAGTACGTCTTAGCTGCCATCTCTCATCCTCTCCTGTGGATTACCACGCCGTTGCGCTGAAGGCGTCCTTGATGAGATAGCCCGCGATGGACGACGTAACCTTGATGTCGTACTTCCATGACGTGCGGACGAGATCCGACTTGCGACCTTCCTCACGCCACCTATCCGTAGGCCGCGTCGTACCATCAGGATACGTCTGCGCGAACGTCTTGCCGAAGGAAAGATCCTCCCGCT